GATAATTCGCTTCCGGATTTGACATTGCGTAAATGCCAGGAGTTTTCATATCGTTAAAATCTCCCTTGACTATATGTTTATATTGAGCGAAATCCTCAGCGTGTTTGCCGTCCACTGTATCAGCATTACCACCATTGGCAGGTAAACTATCAGGTGTATTAGTTAGATTATTATAGTTTTGTAAATCAGAAACACTTTTACCGCCTAATGTATTAGCATTAAGACCTGTAAGCCCGCTTCCGTTTCCATGAAATCCTTTTGCGTGAATATCTTGTTTTGCATTAACGTCCTCAACATTCAAGGTACCGCTTAAATTCAATTCACCGTTTATCTCTAAATCGCCTGTCAATACTCCCCCACTTAACGGCAAATAATTATGAGTATGCTCCTTTTCAGCGAAATCACTGGCGTGTTTTCCATCCACCATATCAGCATTGCCGCCGTCTTTATTTTTTGCCTCTGTATCTATCTTTTTCAAAGCCGTATCAATTTTATCCAGATTAGCATTTACAACTCCAACATCATAAAAATCCTCCGGGTTGTCTTTTCTTAAATCATAGTTTTCTGTATTTACAGCCATTATTTCAACACCTCATCTCTAACACCTTTATGAGTATACTTTCGCAAAAACTTATGTGTAAATTTCCCTACTGTTAAATGTTGATTATACATCAAATCAAGGTCAATAAACATATTTAAAGGTACCATTCTTTCAAGCATTGCCCCTACCTCATTAAACATACCCTTACTTTTAAGGGCAATCTTAACAACAAGATTACAGTTTATTGTATCAACCTCTATGCTGTATCCATCATCTCCACATAACGTTCCAAGCTGTTCTTTAAGCTTAGGAACTGTATAAGGCAGCTTCTCATTAAACCTCACAAATAATCTAAACCGTCTGACATCAAGGCCTTCTGATTCTCTTGATACAATTTTAAGTATATTCTCATATCTTTTTACACCATTTACAGTGGCAGTATTTATAAACTGGTCTTTAAAGACATTTTTGACTGCCAAACTTAGATTATCACCCTTACCTGTTAAAAAATTTTCCTCAGTTGACATAATAACCTCTATCTCTTTAATCTCCTTGATAAAATCAGGCAAATACTCAAGCAATGACATCAATATTCCCCCTTATTGGTATATAGTTTTTATCAACCACTATATCAGCGGAGGAATTATTTAAAAGTATATTCGCTACATTTTTTACACCACCGATAGATAAAACCTTTGAACCAGCAACAAATTTATATACAATAGTATTGTCAGTATCAGCCCAGCCGCTTCTCAAATCTCTCAAATAATCTTCCAATACATTTTCAACCCCTTCTTTTACATCATCAATAGTATAGTTTGTTTCAAGTTCAAGGTGTAACTTAAAATTAATTACTGTTTCAGAAACACCTCTGACTGTTACACTATGACCGATAGGCGCGAATCCCATTCCATCACCACTATTAACAACAGGGTCAACCGCCGTTTGGACAAGCTCCGCTAACTCATCTGACGGCTTCAAATTACTATTATTAGTGAACACAACATCAACCGTACCGCCGCCTCTTGGCGCTCTATAAAGTTTAATACCTCCAATACCGCCGTTTTTATAAATCTCGTTATCGTTGTTTAACGCAAGCATTTTTTCCTCGTAATCTTTTCTATTGCCTCCAAATGCCTGCGATTCAAAGCTGTCAAAATATCTTTGCCTAAAATCTTCTGTCGTTTCCTCGTCTCTTCCCGATACCTTAATGCCATATATTTCAGCTGTTTCCAATCCCTTTATATTGTCAATAGGAATTAATGTACCATATGTAATATTTCCGATAGTTCCTAGTGTTTCACATTTTAATATATATAACTTTTGTGTATCCTTTTCCTCAAATTCTCCTGTATATACATAATTTAACTCATCACAATTAAAACGTGTTCCCTCTTTAATAGTAAAATTCCCCGTCATTTCAGCCAAAACAAGAGCGTATGTGGCCTCTTTCGGTTTTAATCCCCTTTCAGCGGCCCGCATAACCAAATACTTGCGGCTTGCTGTATCAGCGAAAGTCTCATTTAAAAATATATCAAGAGCTATATAAGTCTGCGCCAACTCAGCACAAAAAGGCGCAAGAGCGTCATATATAACAGAACCCTGCCTTTTGTCAAAATCCTTTGAGACATATGACAAAGCTCTATTCATTAAGTTTTCAAAAGTCATTTCTTCAAACACTATATTTTCACCTCCCAGTTAACAGGAACATCACCGATATTAGTTTTAACTATAAACTTAACCTCTAATGCAGTCTTATCAATATCAATAAATTCAAAATCCGTAACTTCCTCAACCCTATCATCAACAATTAAAGCGTCCTCTATTCTTCTTGGAAGCTCCGCTTTAACGAATTCTTTAGACTTTCCTATTAAGTCATCAAACTCAACCCCATAATTCCAATTATATATCTCGTATTTATATCTATCTGTCATTAAAGTTTTATACACCATTTGTTTAACAGCTTCTATTCCATCAACAGTTTTTTCTATCCGCTCTTTTTCAAGTCTCATTTTATAGGATAAAGAGGGCTGTTTCTCAATAACAATATTTCCGCTTATATCAACACCGCTTAAAGGAATCATAACATCACCCTATCCTATCAATCACAAAATATTTCTGACCTCCGGCCGCTCTTGCCAATATAACCTTATCACCGGCTTTAATACCATCATATATAATATATTTTTTTCTTTCTTTATACTTACTTCTATCGTCGATATTATTAAAAGTATCCTCAACCATTGTCATATATATAAAGCGATTTGTAAGTCTTTCGGGAATAACAAGCTGATTACTTCCAAGAATAAGTTTATTCGTAATCTGTATTTTTAAAGGAGTTACAGAAGACACATTTCCAACAGTAAAATCCGCTAACTTCTCAGCCTCTATTGTCTGTTTAGCGACCTCTTTAATTAATTCCAGCATAAAAATCCCCCTCAATCTTAAAAGTCAAACAAGTCAATCTTAAAAGTATGCTTGTTGTTACTAAAAGTATGTGTACATTTTTTAACAATCATCCAGTTACTGATATTATACTCTCCGCAATTATCGACTTTTACAAATATCTCACTTCCGCCTCTGATTTTAACCTCGTCATTTCCCATACCAATACACTCAACACTTAAAGACTGTTTTACCCTGTTTTTCATTTCAAGAAGTTTATCTGTGTATTCTCCTATCTGAGCGTCATTAAAATTATCAGGGGCTTTTTCATAATGCCTTAAAATTCCCCATTTCATCTGAGTTCCTTTGTCCTGTGATATAAAAGTCTCTCGTTTTCCGGTTTTTTCGTTATCCCTATACACTTTTATATAATTACATGTATCACTGTCTATATCCGTTTTATACGTAAAATCTGTAACAGTTCCGTCATCTGTAACCATTAAAAGAGGCAAACGCATACTGTGAATATTTTTCAATGTCAATTTGCCAAAATCATCATACAGCACAAACCATTTTTTGGCGTTTGACAGCGTTATATCCACACCATCAAGAATAATATCAAAAAGACTTTTATTATCCTCAGTCAAACTTTCAATGACATATCCTGTATCCTCAATCTTACCGGTATTTAGTTTATAATCTTTCGCAATCATTTCTAAAATATCGGAAGCTTTTTTATAATCATAAATATAAGTATCTTTATTTTTTAAATACCTAAGCTGGTCATAAGCGGTAACCTCTATTTCCTGTGTTTTTCTTCTTTCCTTTTTAAAAATATATCCGTTAAACATAGGATAACCGTCAATCCACAGTCTCACATTGTCACCCTCATAAAAAGCATAATCCGTTTCCGCTGTAACTCGTTTATATATTGTAAACTTAAGTTTTGACGGTGCTCCTGATATCTGAGTTTCGACCTCAATATCACCGCCGCACAACCTCGACATATTATATACATTTTTTCCGCTTATAATAACAAGTTTGATATCCACATGCTCACCTCCTACGGAAGTCTCAATATTCTTCCTGCTTCCAGAACAGGATATAATAACTCGTTTACATCTGTAATATTGTTTAATTTGGCAATTTCAGTATATCTGCTTCCGTCATTTAACTCTAATTTAGCTATTTTCCAAAGAGTATCACCTTCTTTAACAGTATAATTTTCAGCGGTTTCTTTTGTACTCCTCTGAATTTCCTGATTAACAACTGTATTTCCCTTTGAATCTTTTTTGCCTGTATCTTTAGTAATAACACCTTTGATTTCTCGATATTCTTTCAGATTAATCTCAACCCAGAAATCGCCCTCTTCCCCTGCGTTTTCCTCAACCGAATAATCCTCAAAAGAAACAAGGAGATTTCCTTTGAAAATCTCCTTGCCGCTTGGTAAAAGTCTTGTGATAAAAAATCTTACAGGCTTTTTATTTAATTTGTATTCCCTGAATTTATCCAGATAAAAAACAGGCTCCTTAAACTCAGAATCTTTAATAATTGCCAAAGTATTATCTTTTGGAAGCAGAATTCTAAAATTAAAATCACGCAAAGAAATATCTTTTATAATATTGATTTCTCCCAAATTTACAATATCAACAGTTTCATTTTTACCCGTAACGTTTGTATTGAAAGATTCCGGAGGTATCGGCAGCGTAATAACACTGTTCGGTTCATTATCATATAAAAAATTAAATGTATAAGATGTATTCACGTCATTACACCCCCTGATGCAAGCCCTCAGGACTTATACTTATACTTTCTTTAATTTTGCTTTTAATCTCACCAAGTATTTTATCAACGTCAGCGGTTTCTCTTACGTCTCCAAACTGAATATTGACCTGCGGTGTAATATTCGAGGCGTAAACTTCTTGAATAATATCATTCTCATATATATCCCGCATACGTTTTAAATCCTCGCTTGATACATCAACGGTTCCCCCGACTTTATCTACCTTGCCAACTCTATCCACATTAGCGGGTTTACTCTTGGTTTTATCTCCAACCTCAGGCACATCAGGAATTTTCGCGCCGTCAAGCATAGCAAGAATTGAGTTTGCCTGTTCTGAGGCATCTGCAACAGGTTCAGCCACACTTTTAACTTTCGCCGCGTTGTACGCTCTCATTCCGTCATTATAAACATCTTCCATTTCTTTACCAATCTTTGCTATTTTATCATTTGACTCCTCCCAATGTTTATCTCTGTCGTCTTTGGCCTGCTTAACTTCAGCATCTCTAGCCGAAATTTTAGATTTAAATTCCGCTTCCTGATTCATAAGGTATATATCATTTTGTATATCCGCCGCTTGATTTCTGATTGTGTTATCTGTTCCAAACGTTACAGGGTCAATAGGTTTTATATTAGCTCCAAATAAATTAATAGCCCCAATTAACTTGTTTATCAAATCAATTCCGCCGTTAACCATATCTTCTATTATTTTCAGCACACTCGCTTTCATATCTCCGATAAACTGAACAATTCCTACGCCGCATTGCAGCATTCCATACTTCATTAAATCCCAGCTATTCAGCACTGAGTTTTTGCACCATATCATTGCTATACTAAGAGAGTCAATAATGTATGTAATGGCCATAACAGCAACTTCCCAATTAAGTTTCACATCAAGACAGCCTATCTTCCACCACATTTTAACTAACTCCCATGTAGCCTCAAAACCGCCAAGCTTGTCTGTAAGCCATGTGATAGCCGCAACTATTGCCGCTATTGCCAAAACAATCCACCCAACCGGCGTTCCCAGCAAAGTCATTGAGAATGCTTTACTAGCCGCGGCGGAAGCCAAAGCCGCCGCTTCACATATTCCAAATGCTACAGCAAGTGAAACAAGTCCTATTTCAACAGCTTTAATTATAGGCGATACTGTAGACCAATTATTTGAAAAGCATTCTGATATTGCGTATATACCGTCAAATATAACAGAAAGAACGGCTCCCACTTCCTCAAAAGCGTCTGTAATTCCATCAACAAAGTTTTGAAAAGCCGTGCTGTTAGCGATTTGATTTATTTTTTCCAAAATAGGCTCAAAGGCTTTTATAGCTTTATTTTTTACACTCGTCCAAATTTGTGAGAATGTCTTGGGCATTTGTGAGAATGTTTTATTAGTTTCTTTTGCCGCGCCCAAAAGAGCGTTTTTTACAATATCCGCCGTAATCGCTCCATCTTCGGCTAACTCTCTCATCTCACTGATATCCTTACCCAAATAATCGGCTATAGTCCGCATAATATTAGGAGCCTGCTCAAATACAGAATTAAACTCTTCACCCCTCAGCACTCCTGAACCCAGAGCCTGTGTCAGCTGAAGTGTCGCTGCCTGAACTCCGTCAGCGCTTGTTCCGGCTATTACAAACTGTTTATTCAACTGGTCTGCAAAGTTTAAAAGCTCATTATTATCTTTAAAAGCGTCTCCCGCCTGAATTCCCAATTTGCCAATCATATCCATAGTCTGCATATAATCGCCTCTTGATGATTCAGCGACGTTAAATATTTTATCTTTCAGAGCGTCAACCGAACCGCCGTCATCAACTATCATATTAAGTCTCGCCGTAGACTGAGCCATTTCATCAGATAAATCAATAATCTTTCCAGCCGCCTGCATAGTAAGGTAAGCTCCGACAGCCGTTTTTAATTTACCTGCCAGCCCGTTTGACACGTTTACTCCCTCACGGACAGAATTATTAAATCGTTCCTGTTCTCTTATATTGTCTCTGATATTTCTCTCAGCCTCATCTATTGTGCTGTTAAGCTGCCGATATTCTCTTTGAGCTCTTGAAGCGTCCATGTTTCTTATCGCTCCGTTTAAAGCATTCTGACTTTGTCTCGCCGAGTTAAGCTGACTCCTCAATCGTTCAATCTGATTATTCACCCTATTAGCTCCGATATCGTCAATACTTTCATTTTCAAGATTTTGTATCGAGGTACTTAGATTCAATATTCTTTGATTAACCGCCTCTATATCAGTTATCATATTATCAGGAATTAAATCCATATTATCCGCCAGATTGTCAATCCGCGTCTGATTATTCATAAGACTTTGCATTTCACTGCCAAGAGCGCTCAATTCTTGTCTATATCGCTCCACACCTGATGTATCAAATACCTCCTGATTGTTTTGTACATTCCAGTTAAGAGGAGACGGTTCAGGCGGTTCAGGTGGCTGTGGCGGTTCCGGTGGTTCAGGTGGCGGCGGCTGTGGCGGTTCCGGTGGTTCAGGATATTCCGGCGGCTCCGGCATATCAGCGGGTTCTATTTCCGGCATATCCGGTATTTCAGGAAAATTTATATTAGGCATATTATTAAACGCACTGAATGCTCTGTTTGCCGCACTTTCAAGTCTCTCTAAACTTTGCGTAAAAACATCCACCCTGCTTATGGCAGTGTCCAGCGCTGATATATCGTTTAATATCTGTATTTGTGATATTATTGGATTTCCCTCCGCCATTTTTATCACCCCCAAATAAAAAAGCCCCCAAATGGAGGCTCAAATCTAAAATTTATTTTACGACGCTTTCAAAAATAATAGTCTGAATGTTTCCCTGCCCTTTGGAGTTATAAGTGTCTGAGTTCCGCTCCAGTTTGTTTTTTCATTGAAGCACTCCTTGACCTCAAACAACCCATTATTTTTATCAGCATAAGGCATTAATTTTCCTTTCTTATTACGATAGATATATTTTTTATCAATCAGGAAGTTTATAAAGTCCTTTTCTTTTACTTCAAGCTGTTTAGCCGTATCCCTGAAACTCGTCAGCAGATTTCTGTCAACCAGTTCATCAAAATAATCCGCTTTAGGTCTCATAATTTGATTATCAACAGTCAAACTTG